TGCAGGCATCGGGGCATGAGCAAGGCGCACCAGATAGCATACCTGAAATGGTATTGCTACCTGAAAAACGCCTGATTTTTCAACACTTTTTGACCTTTATGCCCGCGATGACGTTCGCCTTTTTCTGCGCGCCAAGGCCGTCGGCAGGCAGAAGGACTTCCTCTATCTGCACGGCACAGCGGATTATTTCGCGCTGTCTGGCCTTAACGAACTCGGCATCCGCCGGGGCCAGATTGGCGGGCACGATTTCGGCAAGGCTGAAGACGTACTTATACCCCGCCTTAATCGCAACCTGGGAAAGGGCAAGCACTTTTGCCTTTATGGCAGGCTGGAACATGTGCAGCAGATAGCCGCCGCCGACCAGCGCGCCGCCGGTGAAAACTCCCGACAGGTGTTGCATGATTGTGTTTATCATGATTGTTTATCTCCCTAGAATCCGTAGGTGACGCCGAGCGTACCTACTATTTCCGCTGACGCGGCGGACTGATATACTCCCTGTATGCCCAGCGGCACATCCAGATTCGGTATGCTGTATTTGCCGCCCGAGAGTTTGGATACCACAGTGTTTATGTGCGCCACTACTCCGGCGTTCAGCGCTCCGATTTTGTCGTTGGTTCGGTAAGCAAAACCAGTGCTTAACGATGCAATATCGGAAGTCCAGTCGTCGACCGGAGTTTTGATTGCCATATATGCCAGCGCCCAGTTGCGGCCCTTTGTATCGAACTCCGTGCCGAGGCGCATTTTTTTTATGATGCCGCTCACGTCGGTAAGTCCGAAATACGGCAGGTAAATATCGGTTGCGGTGGACGTGCTTGCCATTGTGCCGATAGAATTCAGCGCGGCGCTGATCTGCGATTCGGAAACAAGCTCCGTTGCCGTGCTGGTGGACACGGTTGTGGCTGGCGCTGTTACTGCGGTGGTGGACGTGATGACCGTGTCGTCGGCCCGGACAGGCGTCCGGAATCCGGCGAGTGCCAGGACAAACAGCACCGCCATCATAATCTGCAAGTCGAGCAGGGACGGCCTTGCGCCGAAGTTGAAACCGAATAACTTACTGGTCCAGATTTTCATTTTGTGCAGCTCCTTTGGATTTCGTTTTATTTCAGGCCGACTATTGTCAGCTCAAACGGCTGATTTGCCAGAGCGGTCATAAAAGCTCCGATGGCGGCTTTGCTGCTGGTAACTGCCTTCTGCTGATTTCCTCTCGGCGTCGGCATTATCGCGGTGCCGAATCCCAGCGCTATGCAGCCGCGCAGCTCGCTGTAATAGCCCTTGTCTGTATCGCCAGCCCAGTTGGCGGGATGTATCTCGATGTCGCTGCGACCGGGAACATTGTCCACGCCGTAAAGCCATGAGCCGTGGTCGGGGGAATAGCGCAGGGTGCAGGTATAGACGCCTGCGGGGATGCAGGATTTCCCGGCGGCATTCTGTCTGTCCGGCAGTTCCAGGCTCAGGCATTTGAAACTGGCGGCGGCAAGTTCCAACCCTCCGGGCACGGCATCATTCGCTATTTCCAGCACGCCGAACGTTCCCTCGTCGGTTGATGCTTGGCGCGTAAGAGTTACTTTCTTCATCAGTATTCCTCCAGCCGGTGCTGGCCGAACATGCGGTCGCGCCGGTTTTTGTTCACCTTGTAGTCGCCGGGGCCGCGAGCCGCGTCCTGGGCGCTGATCGTTATCTTTCCTTCCTGAATCTTTTCCAGCTTTTTTATGGCGTCCTTGTAATCAGCCGTGCAGGAATCCGGGCACGTCAGATTTAACCGGCGGCGATACAGCTTATAGGCGGATATCGCGGTGGCGATGCTTACTATCAGTGCGGGAACGGGATTCAGGGGCAGCGGGCCGAGCCTGCCCCTGAGATACCCGTCTATTTCCTCCTGCGCGTCGGCGATTGCCGCGTCGACCTTGTCCGGGTCGACAACGCCGGTCCCGGCGTCGTCCGTCAGTTGAATCAACTGGTCATTGGACAGGTACAGGCGCAGCAAATCGTCAACGGTGCAGTAGGTCATATTTTTAGTCCAGGTACGGCGTCACCATGGTCTTGGCGGTGCCTTTCCACGGGTTGGAAGCCATACCGCCGGTAGCTGCCTGGAATTCGCCGTCGGTTATCTGGCGCGCGGCTCCTTCGTTGCTGCCGCCAACCACCAGCAGGTTAGGTATCACCTGGAGTTTGCGTCCGGCGTTATCACAGACGGCCATCATTGAAGCGCGTGCCGCCGCGTAATTCTCCGGCGTAAGCGGCATCGTCGAGCCGAAGGCGAACTGCCACAGCCCGAAGCCCGCATTGTCGCGGGTGTCCACGCCGTACAGGAATTCCTTGCGCAGGAACACGTTCATGTCCTTCGGGTCGATCGCTGCTATCAGCTCCGGTTTTTTGCGCTGCTGGAACACCAGCGGTTTTATCGCGCGGGAGGTGTCGAACAAAAACCACGCGTTGCCGGGATCAGACGCGGGCGCGCTCATGTTCGATACCGTCTTCTTGTTGACCTTATGATTGGGCGAAAAGAACGGCAGCCCGTCATAGCACGGCGTCTCAAAGCCGGACTTGAGCAAGTCGAAAATCAGCTCGTCCGGATGAGAGGCGGCGGCGCGCGCCATTTCCGCCACGACGGGTTTGAAAAGGCCGATTTTGTCGTCCTCTATGTCATTGCGGTTGAGGGGCACGGTGCTTTCCCAGTCTTTGTTGAAGACGGGATACTTGTAGCCTGTCAGATTTTTGAACTGGCGTTCGCCCAGCCATTCGCGCATTTTAGGCATTGCGCTCAGGAAGGAATAGTCTTCCTGGCTGGTGGTGCTATCCAGCGCGGTCGCTATCTGGAGATACGTCTGCTTGTAGTTCTGGAAATTCTCCTGATAGATAGTGTTGAACGCCCTGAATATTGCCTCGAGGTTTTCCCTGTTTATAAGCATTTATTTCGTTTCCTTTGCCTTTGCCCTTGCGGGCAAAGGACTTGTTTTGGTTAGCTGCCCATCAGCCCGACGGCTTTAAGGGCGGCGATGACGGCGTTTAATTTCGCCTTTGTTTCGTTAGCGACGGTGGCGATGGTCTGCACGTCGGCCTGCACGTATGCTGCCGTCTGCGCGTTAGCGTCAGGGGAAGCGACGGCGGCCACACCAGCGGCGCAGCGGTTGTCCGGGTCCATCTGCACGAAAACTTCCTCCGCCGACTCCACCTGTTTGATGATGCCGGCGAAAACTTCGTTTACCGTGCCGCTGAGCGCCACATCGTTGTCGTCCACGATAAACACGGGCTGTCCCAGGCTGGCGGCGGTGAAACCGCTGCCGCTGTAGGAAAAACAGCCCTCGCGGGTTTTGATGAAGCAAGCGCCGTTGGCCCCGTCATCGTTAAACACGGTCTCTTCGGCGCGACCCATGACGATGAGCCCGGCGGTGTCGCTGGCCGGAACTGCAAAGCCTGCGGGGTTTTTTGCTACTATGCCACCGGCGAATATCTGTACCCCGGCGGCGACGGGCAGCACGTTTATGCGGCCCTCGCGTAATGTGGTGTCTCTTTCTGCGGTAAGGGCGGACATTAAGCGGCCTCCTTCTTGTTGTGTTTAAGGAAATCTTCCCTGGAAATGCCCATCCGTTTGCAGACCTGCATTTCGGTTTCGGTCAGTTCGCCTTCCGGCTTTGCGGGCAGATCGCCGGGTTTGATTTCACCCACGGGAACCACGGCCACGGCTTTTGCCACGAAGGTTTTAAAGCCTTCCGGATCGCTTTTGGCGTAAGCGAGCGCCCAGTCTTTCTGCGCGGGCAGCACCTTGCCGTCTTTCATGGCCTGCGTCACAAGGTCGTCGGCGTCGCGGCCAACTATCTTTGCGTTCAGGGTATTTACCTGCTTGACCAGGTCGGCGGTTGCGGTCGAGCCGGTTTTCATCGCCATGATGGTGCCGGTGACTTCGCTCTCGCTGGCGTTGGCCTTGAGGCCGAGAACTTCCAGCACGCCCTTGCAGGCCACCTGCTGCTGGCTGGCATTCTTGAGCGCCTCTATCGCCGAGAGCGCGTCCTGTATGGTTGCAGTGGGATCAAGTCCCAGCGCTTGTAGTATTTGGTCCATGTTGCTGTTTTCCTCCGTCGTATTTTCGGCGGTTGCGCCGCCGTTGTCCAACTGCGTTTTGTTCACCACCGGCATTTCAGCCTTTGCAAGCAAAGGCGAAATGCTTTTCCTCAGATCGCCAGCCGTTACCGGCCGGCTTTTGTTCACCACCGGAATCATGCCGTCTATGGCGGGGTCGTTGGTGAGGGCGGCGTTTATGAACTTCACCACCCGCCCGGTGGTTTCGGATTTCAGGAACACCGGGGACAGATAGCGGTATTCCTTGTTCTTAAGGTATTGCGTCGCGCGCGGCGTCCACTCCACAAGTCCCCAGATACCGTCCTTGCCCTTGTTGACGAGCTGTTTTATCCAGCCCGCCGCTGGAGCCTCCACATCTTTGAGCGTCTGGTGTTCATAGTCGATCACGGAATCATTCTGCCGGGTCTGCGCCGCTTTCATCACCAGCTCGGCGGCCTCCGCGTCGAGCGTGAACTTTCCCTTGTTGGTTTCGTGCGTTCCAAAGGGGATAAGCTGCACCTCGGTCGGTAACGCCGACATCTCAGCGTCGGACATCACCATCATCAGCGTTTCCCCGACGGAATGCGTCTTTTTTGTTTGCGGCTTCATGCGTATAGTTTCGCATGTGCACCCCCTTCCAATCCTGTGAACCGTTCACAGGATTGGAGAAGGCCCGGCCCGCTAGGATATATCGTAAATTCGGTTTTCAACCGCCGTGGGCTTTAGCCCACGGCGTACAAAGATAAGGAGCGGGAATGAATATGTGGAACTTACTTGCCGAAGTGGCAGCGCGCTGGGGCCTTCCGGCTGCGATAGTGATATTGCCGGTGGCAATTCTCTATTTCTGGTCTAAGCACAACAAGCAGCAGGGGCAGTTGTTCCGCGAGGCGCTGGCACAACAGAAGGAACAGGCCAAGCAGATGACGGACATGGTGCAGCTTATGATCCATCAGCAGCAGGAACAGGCACAGCACAATTTCAAGCAGATCGAGCGCATGCTCGAGCAGCTTCAATTTCTGGGCGGCCTTGTGGGCCGCGTGGAAAACAAAATCGACACCAACCAGACTTGCCCGGTGGTGAGGGGAGAGCTTAAACCGAGATGAATCAGGAACGAATGATGGCGGAGGGCAAATTAGCGACACTGCGCCGCGACCTGGACGAGGCGGAGCTTACCGCAACGGCGGCACGCACGATGGTGCGCGAGTGCCTTAATGCGTATGAACCGGATATCGTCGCCGGTTGCGACACGGCGACCGCGTTACAGGAACTCAAGCGGCTGCACGCGCTGCGCGCGAAAATAATAGACCTGCGCGCGCAGATCGCCAAACTGGAAGAGGCGCTGGGCTTATGAAAAAACAGACGCTTTCGCCGGAAGCCCAGCGGCTTTTTGTCCATGAGGGCATGACCATAGCGGGAATCGCCGGGACACTGGCCATCGCCGAGAAAACCGTGCGGCTATGGAAAGATGAGGGCGGCTGGGACGAAAAGCGGAGCAACTTCCTGAAGGGAAAAGAGCAATTCCATCAGGAACTTTTCGCGTTGGCGCGCAAGCTTATGGAATCCATCAGCGCCGACATGGCAGCAGGAAAACCCATAGACAGCGGGCGCGCGCGGCTCTTTGTAAATATCCTCAGCAAGCTCGATATAGTCAAAGGCTACGAGGACATGGTCGGCAAGCTCAACGGCAACGACGACCTGCGCAAAGCTGGCGGCGACTTAGCAAAAGCCGTCAGGGAAATCCTCCTTAAGGGCGAGAACGAATAATGCCAACGCCGAGATTTTTACCCTATCAAGCACGCTGGCTCAACGATACCAGCAGAATCAAGATATACGAAAAATCCCGGCGTATCGGTTTTACTTACACACAGTCATTTGAGGATGTGAACGATTGCATTGCTCAACCAAAGTACGCTGTTTGGTTTTCTTCCGCCGACCTGACCGCCGCCGCCGAATATATTTCCTATGCCGAGGACTGGGCAAAGCTGCACCAACGCGCGGCCAAATGCCTCGGCGAGATAGTTATTGACGAGAAAAAGGGTGTTAAAGCCTACGTGCTGGAATTTAAAAATGGCGCACGAATACATGCGTTAAGCTCAAATCCCAAAGCATTCCGGAGCAAAGGCGGCAAAGTTGTTCTTGACGAATTCGCATGGCATGACGACCCCGACGCTATGTGGAAAGCGGCGAGACCGTGCATCATGTGGGGATTCCCATTACGTATAGGCTCGACGCACAACGGGAAAAACTCGAAATTTAACCATTTTATCGAGGAAGTGAAGGCAGGCCGATTGAAATGGAGTTTGCATACTACGCCGATCCAGTTGGCGGTAGAGGAAGGGCTGGCAGACAAAATACTGCAACGCAAGCTTTCCCTTGCTGAACGCGCGGCTTGGCTTGAAGAGGAACATTCCAACTGCGACGATGAAGATACCTGGCAGCAGGAGTATTGCTGCCAACCTACAGATAGCGCGTCCGCTTTCCTGTCCTATGACGAGATTACAGCCTGTGAAGACCCTGCGGCGCTCATGGACGACCTGTCGCTTGTAGCCGGGGAACTGATGGTCGGTTTCGACGTGGCACGCAAACGCGACTTGACAGTTATCGACGCGGTTGAGCGCTATGGCGGCATGTGCTGGCTTCGCAAGATGATCGTAATGGAAAAAACCAAATTTGCCGTCCAACGGGAAGCGCTGTGGGATATTATGCGCCATCCAAAATTACGCCGCGCCTGTCTGGATGCCACCGGTTTGGGTATGCAAATGGGAGAAGAGACGCAAGACGAATTCGGCAAATACCGCGTGGAACCTATCACCTTTACCGAGCAGATTAAGGAAGAACTTGCCTATGAACTGCGCAGGAAAATAGAGGACAAAGCCATACGCATTCCGCCGGACTTCAAACTGCGTGAAGATTTGCATAGCGTACGCAAAGTGACTACCGCATCAAACCACATCCGTTTTGATGTGACGCGGGCAGCCACCGACGGCCATGCCGACCGCTTTTGGGCGCTGGCGCTTGCCGTACACGCAATTTCAAACGATGCCGGACCGCTGCATCTGGCGTCGGGCGGCGCGGATCAGGGGCGTTCCGTGCGCGGTTATGACGAGCCGGAAACCGGCAAGTTTGTGCTCAATAACCAGAAACGCAATCACCGCATCGAACGCTGGCCCGGTTATTGATGCCTGCACAAAACGCAGACATCAATAACCGTTCCCTTGTGCCGCCAACCGGCAGGCCGGTCGGCTTGTTGAAACGATGCTCTAAAAACGGCGGTTTTGCAAAAATGCGTTTTTTGGGGCCTAAAATGCCCCACAACAAAAAGGCCGGGGGAATATACGCGGGAACCCCTGAAAATGCGAATTGAACAGGGTTTTGGGGGGTAAAAAGGCCGGTGTGGCTAAACTTTATGGCGCGGTTTTGCGCGAAATCCCGCCGCATAAATAGCTTTATCAATGCGCGCGCACGAGGCCGAAAGGCCAAAAGGAGAGGAACTGAAAATGCCGAAATCAAAAACCAAAACATCCACGCGCCGCTTGGCGCTTAAATCATTGCCGGTGCGTTATATCCCCAGCGTGGGCGAAATCGCAACGCGCGAACGCGGCCTCGGCTACAGCCTGCAAAATCTGCCGTTGCCCAATCCCGATATAGTCCTCAAACGGATGGGCAAGGACATAACCGTTTATAACGAACTGTTGTCCGACGCGCATGTGGGCGGCTGTTTTGAATCGCGCAAGGCGGGCGTGCTGACCAAGACCTGGGCGCTCAACCGTGGCGAGGCTCCGGACGCGGCCACCGATCTGGTGCAAAACGCTTTCAGCCGTCTGGACATGAACTGCGTTATCCGGGAAATTCTGGACGCGCCGGGATTCGGCTACAACATCTCCGAGGTGCTCTGGACATTTACCGGCGGAATGTGGCTGCCGCTTACCGTGCGGCAAAAGGACCCGGAGTGGTTCGTTTTCGGCGAGCATGGCGAGCTGCGTTTCAAATCCATGCGCAATCCTATCGGCATAGACGTGCCGCAGCGCAAGTTCCTTAAAACCGTGCATAACGGCGGCTGGCGCAATCCCTACGGCTTCCCGGAGCTCTCAAAAGTGTTCTGGCCTGCCGTCTTCAAAAAAGGCGGTCTTAAATTCTGGGCGACATTCACCGAAAAATACGGTATGCCGCATATCGTAGCCAAGCAGCCGCGCGGCAAGAATGACGAGGAGACAGACAAGCTTCTTTACACGCTGCAAATGATGGTGCAGGACGCCATCGCTGTTATCCCGGACGACGCCAGCGTGGAAGTGAAAAACTACGCCGGAACGGCCAACGGCGAAGTTTATAAAGAGTTCCTGGCGGAATGCAAAAGCGAAATATCCATAGGGCTGCTCGGGCAGACGCTTACAACCGATGTGGCCGAGGGCGGTTCCTACGCCGCGTCAAAAACCCATATGGAAGTGCGCAAGGATATAGTCGACGGCGACAAGAAGCTTGTGGAAGGCACCCTTAACGAGCTGGCGCAATGGATAATCGACTTTAACATGCTCGGCGCTAAAGCGCCCACCTGTGGCCTCTACTCTCCGGAAGAAATAGACCAGAATCTCGCGGAGCGCGACAAGTCGCTGGTTGATCAGGGCGTGCGCTTCAAAAAATCCTACTACCAGCGGGCATACGGGCTGAAGGAGGACGAGTTTGAAATAGGCGCACCGGGCGCGCCCGGTGCCGCGCCGGTCACCGCTTTTGCCGGTAAAGCGTTACCGGCACCGGCAAAGCCGGACAATGCCGTGGATGAAATTACCGACGGGCTCAAGCCGGAAGAACTGCAAAAGCAGGCCGAGGGATTGCTAAAGCCGGTTTTTGAACTGGTTAAAGATTCCGCGTCGCATGATGAGCTGCTGGACAAGCTTGCGTCCATCTATCCGGACATGGACACCGCCGAGCTGGAAAAGGAGCTGACGCACGTGATTTTCATTTCCGATCTGCTGGCGGCGGCGCAGCGGGAGTCCGCGAAATGATATACACACGCTCCGGATGGTATGGCCGTATCCAAATAAATGGCGGATGTTGCCCCGGCTTTTTCGGACTCACCGTAGGAATCTGGCGCGTTAAAGGAATCGCCGCGCTGGTGTTTTATTTTGGCCCGCTATGGGTGGAAATAGTTATTGGCCCCAGAGAGGCCCGCAATGCCTGAACAGATAGACACCGCGTATGCCATCGGCCTGTCGCCGGAAAAAGCCATTGAGTATTTCCGGTCGAAAGGCTACGCGATAACTTTCCGCTGGTCGGACATTTGGGGCGCGGCGCACGCCAAGGCGTTCACCGTCGCAAAATGCGCGCAGCTCGATGTGCTCCAGGACATACGCGGCGCGGTGGACAAGGCGCTTGCCGAAGGACAGACCTTCCGCGATTTCCAAAAGAACATCACGCCGACGCTACAGGCAAAAGGCTGGTGGGGCAAAAAGATGATGGTGGACCCGCTGACCGGGGAGGAAAAGCCGGTCCAGCTCGGCAGTCCGCGCCGTTTGGAAACAATCTACCGCACAAACATCGCCGTTGCCGAATCCGCAGGGCGCTACAAAGAGCTGATGGAGTCGGTGGACACGCATCCCTACTGGCAATACATCGCCGTGCACGACGCCAAAACGCGCCCGTCGCACATGGCGCTGGACGGCAAGGTCTTCCGCTGGGATGACCCGTTCTGGAACAAGTTTTTCCCGCCGATAGACTGGGGCTGCCGCTGCCATGTGCGCGCGTTGACGGCCAAGCAGGTGCGCGAGCGTGGCCTCAAAGTGGAATCCTCAAAAGGCACTATCACCACCAGCGACAAGCTTGTTTCCCGCGCCAGCGGCGAGCTGCACGAAATGTCCACCTACACCGACCCGGTGACGGGCGTGAAAACTTCCACTGGCCTCGGCTGGGATCACAATCCGGGTCAGGCGTGGCAGACCGACGCGCTGGCATGGCAGAAAGCGCGCGATATGGACGAAAGCACGCGCACTGCATTCCTAGCCGACATGGCGAAAAGCAAACTATGCGCCGAGATGTTTCCGGACTGGGTGGACGGCATTATCCAGCGCGGAGAGCCGCGCGGCTTTGCGCTTACAATCGGCTGGATGAAACCGGAGCTGCTCAAAACCCTCGCCGCGCATAAGTTGGAACCGGCCACGCCTTTTATCGTAGCTGACGATAAAGGCATTTTGCATATGAGCCGCGACGCCAAAAAGGGCATAAAGGTCAAAAAGTGTTGATGAATTTCAGGGTAATCTCGTCGCGAAATGCTAGGGTTTATGCCACGAATCTTAAACCGGTTTAACATTAATGCCTTAAAA